CCCGCTAGGGCTGAACAGTATTCTTGGAATGTGTTATTGAAAACACTTACATGACATTAACCCAGTCATGCGTCCTGCAGGACCTAGGATTTACCAGAGGTGTGGTGGTCATTAATTTGAGACCATACCTTCATCACCAAGTTACTGTGGAATTCTGTCTTGAGATCTTTACGATCTCCTTGATAGACCCACATGCTTGGGAATGGTAAATATTCTACTTCCGCATACGTATCGTCTGAGGGTAAGACTCCGTTTACTGTTTCCAGTTTACGAAGAACTTCCTCAAGTTCTTCCGATACCTGGTGCACAGCCCAAACGGTAGGATGTAAAGAAAGGATATCCATTCCATCTGTACTGTGCTGGTTCGTCGAGTAACCTTCTCTCCATGCCTTAATTGTATCACTTACGGGTTTCATCCCTTCGTGTATATCTTTAAGGCGCTCTTGTTTCTCTTTAATGTTAGCTATTCGTAACTTACGAACTTCGTTCGATAAGTACTCAATAGTTAACCCTTCAGGTACCTTACCTGCGAAAGCAGGGGGTAATTCCCCAAGGGCATCTAACATAAGAGCTCCAAGAAGGCCGATTCGTTTTGTCGAACGATAAGCCGGGACCGCAAACTCGATCCATGATAGATCCCAGTGTCTGTCCGTAGTGATCTTCACTAATTCTGGAAACATAGCGATATGTTTCTGTGAATTAATGAGGGCATTAGGACGGAGACCGGAGATCTCATAACCTTGGTAAAGAATTCGCTTTGCGAATTCAATTCTGAGGTTATGATCGTCGGATATAAGACTTTTGGAAAGATTGATGGAAACACCGATCTCATCCATAAAGTTCTTGTATCTTCTCGCCACCATTGGATTCCATATGACCACATCATCGCCAATTATTGCGTAATCTTTGAAAGATTTAAGTCCTTCTTTGAAAGCGCAAAATTCGATGACAACGTGGTGCGTAAGACTAAAGGCTGCCCATGAGGATAACATCCCCAAAGGCTGTCCTACGGCCCATCGTACTTCGTTACCGTCATATGTGAATGGCCTATCGGTTAAAACGTCTGCCCAAGCATCGGCGATTTCTTTACTGAATACATGAGATAATAATATCCTCTGTAG